ATACCCGATATCAGAAAAGGTCTGAGGGAAGACCTTGAGCTGATCTCAAGTTGGGACTTTATTACTTCTGCAAATGAAGTGATGGGCAATATTGATTTAGATGTTGCTAGTTCCAAGGTTGCCAATGAACACGTCCAGGCAGATCAATTTTTTACACCATCCGATGATGGTTTAAATTGCCAGGATTGGTTCGGTAAAGTTTATCTGTTCCCACCAGCAGGTGCTTACTTCTGGGATAAAAAACAAGATAAATGGAAAAAAACAAGGGGTAGCTCACCAAGCTTGAGATCATCCCATGCTGTCTGGTTCTCAAAACTTTATAAAAGCTGGCTTGACAATGATATTGAGCAGGCTATTTACTTTAGTAATTGTCCGGACATGATCCGGTACGAGCAAAAGATATTTGATTTCCCTGTGTGTATTCCACGTACAGTGCCAATGCTTTTAAAAAATACTGCAGAAGGTGTGAGCAACCACAAAACCTGCACATCTGTGATTGTTTATCTGCAGCCTAAGTGGGATTGCGGACAAGCAACGCAACGATTTATCGACGTTTATTCCGAGAAAGGTCGAGTTTTGGCCTGATTTTTATTTATACTGTGTACTTCGATGCAATAAGGGAATGTCCGTATTAGCGGATTGGGAGATCAGGGATCTGGCGGTTGAAAAGGATATGATCTCTCCTTTTGTTGACCATCTAGAAAGTGAACGTGATGGCAAAAAAATTCTGAGCTACGGCCTGAGTTCGTATGGATACGACATTCGGTTGTCTCCTGAACAATGTCTTGTTTTCGGCAAAATTCAAGCTGGCGATTGCGACCCAAAAAACTTTGATCCTGATATTCTTAAGCCCACCGAACTCCTAGAGGATGAACAAGGAAAGTACTTCTTGCTACCTCCATATGGTTATTGCTTGGGTGTGGCTCAAGAGCGGCTTAAATTACCTCGAGATGTGACCGTTGTTGCAGTTGGTAAATCGACCTACGCTCGATCTGGCATTTTGGTCAACATCACACCAGCAGAGTCTGGCTGGGAAGGTTACTTGACCCTGGAGATCAGTAACTGCACAGGACTCTTCAACCGTATTTATGCGGATGAAGGTATTACTCAGCTCTTGTTCTATCGCGGCAAAAACTGCTCCGTGACTTACCAAGACCGCAAGGGTAAGTACCAGAACCAGAAGAAGGAAGTGGTCTTCTCTAAAGTTTAGTAATAAGGCTTCCCACCAAATGGCTGGGGTTTATCCGCGTAGCTAACGCTCCCTCCCCGGCCAATTCGGTCACCTAAACTTGGGAGTTCTGTTCCAGCGATCGAGGCAATTCCTCTTGGGGTTTTACCTCTGATCGTTGGTTCTGCAATACCAGCCCGCTGTTTGTATTTACCAGCAGCTTTGGCTGATTTCATAAATCTGGCAACACGCCTTTGTTTATCGTTTACTGATTCAGCAGAAGCTCGAGCGTCTTCATCAACACGACGCAAGTCTGTGTCATATAAGCGTTCTGGATTTAAATCAGATACTTCAACACCAGAAGAACCCGAGTCCTGCCTGGGATCGTAGGTGGGATCAAAGAAACTTGCCATAGTATTATTGTAAAAGGAATAAATCAAGTAGCAAAAATGGATGCCGTAGGTTTCTTAGGCTCTTTTTTAGAAGATAACGACGAAGTTAAAAATCGCTGCTTAAGTGAGTTAGATTTTGGCCAACCGTTGGCAAACGAAGAAAATGATGTACCCTTATACGATATGTATAATCGTGGGTTAGCAGCATGCGAACAAGGGTTGGAGCGAAAGAATCTGCACCTGGAGGGAATGAAGAGACCTGGTCAGACGGGTTACATCCCGAGCGTGGAGGAAGCAGCAAAATATCCGGGAACGGTACCCATGCCCGTGGGGCGGCTCCAGAATCTACCTCCAGCCAACATTACGACCGAGATGCTCCTGTCCCAGAAAAGACGTGGTTTGACCCGGTAGAGGAACTCGACAATCATCTTTTGTCTGATTGCCCAGGGGGAGTCTGTCCTGTTCCCTGGGCTGTTGCTCAAGAAGAACTCGCCCCTGGTGTTACGACGACGTTAGATATTATTGTTGACAACGTTAATCACCCTGACCATTACGCAGAAAATGGCTCTATTGAATGTATAGAGGCAATTGAAGCGCAATTAACCAAAGAAGAATACAGAGGGTATCTGAAAGGAAATATTGCAAAATATGTCTGGAGAGAAAAAAAGAAAGGGCAAACCGAATCGCTAAAGAAAGCTGAATTTTATCTCAAACGTCTTATTGAACTAGACGAGAGTATTTAGTAAGGCAGAAACGGATCTTCCGAGTCGTCGTCTTCTTCCATCATGTAGGCGGCGGCTAACTCTGCAAGTTCAACGTCTGTGGGAGTATCAAACTCAATTTTGATATTTTCAGATTCCAGGATTTGTTTTACTGCCTGCCATTCCATCATGCGCTGGTGGAACAAATTCAATAGTGCTGCATGCAGTTCTTCCCAGGTCATCTCCTGAGCTTGCAGCTCAGCACGCCGCATGGAAAACTGCAACTCTAAAGGTAACTCGTATTCACGAGGTTCTGCTGATCTCTCCATGAATCACTCTTGTTGTTCCGTTAATTTATTCTAAGTCCATTCGTTGTCAAGCTCTGGATCTAGCTCAAAGAGAAAATCTGACGCATCCATTTCAAAATGCGGGATCCAGGGGCTGTCAGCAATGTCAAAATCATTTGCAAACTCAGCCAAGACATAAGGGCTAAGGCTTTCTTCTAGCTTTCTGATTGCCCTGACTTGATGTGGTGCAGCTGAATAATTACGGAACGCAGTCAATAAAATCTCATTGGAAAGCCATGCATTGCCTTCCAAATCTTCCAAGAATAATTTGATTTCTTCCCTACGGCGATCCACAAGATTGCCAATGACGCGATAGTTAAAATCGAAAATCCATCTTGAGAACTCAATGGCGACACCATTCCAGTTCTCATTTCCAATACAGTCGACCAGTTCGCTGTAGAGGAAAGCCTCCCAACCGACTGAATGTATAAATGAAATCAAGGCATGACGCATGGAATCGTCGAGCCTTAAATTAATTGTATCTAAGTCTGCGTTAATTGCTTCTACTTCATTAATCAAGTATTCCATTGCTTTCTCTTCAGTGCATAGTTGCCCCGCACACACTGGAGAACCGTCTGGATAAAATTGTGTTCCGTACCCAATTGAATACGGCGAACCACCTGTTTCTACATCTGGGTATGCCTTTTCGTTGTAGCCCTGGAATTTGCAGATTAAATTAATTGCAGGCAAATAATCTGACATGAGGGCAACTATTGTTACCCTCAATCATACATAATTTATTTACCCTGACCGCGTGTCTTTTTACGGCCATGATTTGGCTTGGAATGCTTTCCCTGGCCTTGTTTTGTTTTTTTGGGAGGCGCTGATTGGAAAGTAGTTGAGTTCTTGCGCATGGTTCAGAGAATGAACATCACCACTTTACCTTGTGGGACCAATAACGTGCAGAAAATTTATCAGGATTGCTATCTTGGGCATTATGGCGAGCGTAGTATGACTTCTTACGTGCTTTCTCTTTGGCTGTCTTCGGATTCTTACCGGCACCCTCAACACCCTGTTGACCGAAACGAACGATCTTTTCTTCGCCGTCTTTACAGGCTTTTACGACGTGTGATTTAGTTGGATGCCCTGGTGTTTTCCGTGGCTTATTACAAGCCATTTTGTCTTTAGCTAATTTGGCTGCTTTTGCTGCCTTACGTGGTTTATCACTCATTAGAAGCCCTTAAAGATAGAAGTAAATTCGCCAAGGATCTTTTTCCCTGTATCGGACTTGTAGTCCTCTTCTTCATCTGGATCTAATTCTAAACTGAAGAAACTATCAAGTTCTTTCTTCCGTTCTTCACTAACGTTTGCTTTACTTTCTTCCTCTTCATCTGTACCAAAGAAACCTTCGATCGTTCCAAGAGAAGCAAAAGGATCACTTAAGTCCATTTCGGCAAACTCGAGTCCTTCTCCCGTTCCGGCTTTTGTCAATAATTGTTGTTCTGATCGATCAAGATCAGGGAACATGTTTTCGTAAAATTCATCTTCTGTTCCTTCGTATCCAGCATTCCTGAACACTGAATACAGTTGCGTCTCAGCCTCTGCGTCAATTGTTTTGTAATCTTCTGGTCGTTCAATGTATGTAAGACCAAGAACACGCTGGGTTGGCTTGCGTTTCTTTTCGTTTAAGTATTTGATTTCTTCCCTAATGCGTTGCGCTGAACCTGTCCTTAATGTCTCAATAATGTATTGCTTTAATTCATCTAAGTTTCCTTTGAAATCTTTTAAACCATAACGTTCCAGGACTTCGTTCCATTCTTCGTTATCGCCTGGATCCAAACCCTGAAGAAGTTCTTCTGTAAATTCTTCTGGTGTAACAAACTGACCAAACACAGAACCTTGCTCTAGGGCTTCTTCTTCAAGTGCAGGAAGAATGTTCATGTAAATCTGATCACTAACTTTACTAGCGTTCAGAATGTCTTCTGCCGCGTCGTAACCTTGGCCCTGTCCTTTTACCTGGAAGTGAATACGTGCAAAAGCGTCCTTATCGTTAACATCGATACCAAAGCGATAGGCTTGTTGAGCCCAGTAAGGATCGCCATTCTTAGCTGCTTCCCAATCTTCTGCAACAGTATTAGCTTGTTCTAAATATTTATCAGTCCTAGCTACGTCTCCGGTTGGATTGAAATAAAACTCAGAGTCAAAATAACGACCTGGTTCATTTTTTAATTGATCAAGATATTGTTTTGATTTCAGATCTGCAACAACGTTAACAGCGTTAACAAGGTCCTGCGTCTGGAAGGGGTTTTGTTCTTCTTGTCTAACGTCGAGGTATTCCACAAACTCGTCCATGGAACGCGATGTATCAAAACGAGGCTGCAGATAATCTTCAATAAACTGCCTGGCGAAATCCGCCTCAATTCCAATATTTGCTTCTGCTTCGTCTACGGTATAGCCAAGTTCAAGTTCCTCGTCATACTTTTCTTTTAATGTGTTATCAAACCACTGTTGCCAGTTGTAAGTAACGTTATTTCGAACACCGGTCAGACCTTCAAGCTGTTCTTCTAAATCATCTTCAGATGGACCACCACCCGTCAATGCATAAACACCGCCAATTCCGGTGTCATTAATCAGTGAATTAGCAATTGTTTTATTGATATCCATGATCTCTGCGAAGCCACCAAAGCCTCTTAAGAGATCCAAGTTCTCTTCCTTTGCCTTAGCTTTTTTCATTTCAGCAATCGTGTCTTTCAACACGTTCTGAGTTAAAGCACCAAAGCGTTTAACGTCGACCGTTGCTTTCTCACCGACGGCCTGGTTGATGGCATCTTCTAGTTCTGTAATGCCATACCCTTGGTTTAAGTTGAGATCAAACGCAACTTGTTTGTCTTCATCCCGTTGAGAGAGCCTAAAGAGAGCAGCAAATTCATCTGGTTTTTCAGTGTCAATGGATAAATAATTATCCTTTGCCATCTGCTTCCAATAAGGATCTCCGTTCAACGCAGCCTCAAACTGCTCCTGGATATATGGAACACTTAGAAGACGTGCGTCAGACGTGTTCATATCGACGCCCAGCTGGAGCGTCCTGGCGTCTTCGAAGTCTTTATCGGTTGGTTTCTCGTAATACTCGGTAGCAGCCTCTGTAGCCTCTGGTGCGTTACCCCTGGCACCAGCTTGTTGACCTATGTTTGTGTAGTGCCAGAGGTAGTATCCATCCTTTCCGTATCTAGCTGTTATGTCTAAATCGTCATTGGCAACTGCTTCATTCCATTTTTGTACTGCCCCAAGGTTATTATCTTGGTAATACTTGGAATCAAAATTACCATATAAAGGTTTTGCTCCAAGATTGGGATCCCATTCCTGAAGCTTTTCCGTTAGATAAAAAGCTTTGAAGTTATCTTCTAAACCAGCAACGCCATATTGTTTTAACAGTTCTCTTTGGGCAACATAATCATCTCCTTGTGTTCTATTAATTGTTGCTTCAATTTGAGGAAGCTGTCTATTTGTCGATTCAACCTGTCTGTTATATGGATCAATGATGTCTCTGTTAATTCTCTCGTTATCTTTTGCTTCTTTTAGCTGTCTTTCAATGCCTGGTTGTTCTCTGCCAAAATTGTTTGCAGCCGACTGAACTGCGCTGCTGTATGCAATAGTCTTACCTAAATTATTTTCTAAATGACCGCGTAATCGGTCCATGTAGGAAGGAAAACCACCCCACTCGAGAGGAATTTCAAAACTTTTATTAGCCCCTCCATCTGGACTGGTTGATACACTTGCCCTGATATTTTTTGGTCCCGAAGAATATCTTCCAGTGGTTTGATCCCAGGAAACGTTCATATAACGTTTTCCAGGATAATTTACACTTCTTCTACTTAAGGTTGATTCAGGTGTAAATGACCACTCCTTATTGATAACGTCGTATGAAACGCCCATGTTATGCGACTGATGGTATTAAAGAATTCTGTAACGTACAAAGGTCTACTTCGTTTTGAGTGACCCAAGCATTGATTCTATCCATCCTAGCTTGAGTAAAAAATTCTTGTTGCTTGTACCATTCTTCCATTTTGGCGCTTGCTTTGTTTGTGTTGCAACGCCTGCAAGCAGGAATTAAATTGTTTCGGTTGCTTGAGCCAGAACGGAAACGGGGAATGACATGGTCAAGGGACGTTGCATCGTCTCCGCAATAACCACATTTACAGTCCCAGGCGTCATATATTGATTCTCGATATCTTTTCTTGGCTAACTTCGGAGTTAATTCAATGAGGAGTGCAAGAGGTTCTCGCTCATTGTTAAACATACTCTTTAGTTGCCGCTAATTTATTTTAATTTGCCCACATATCTTTACGTCAAAAATAAAGAGATTAAATTTGCCTTAAGCCGCTTGACAAGGTGGCAAAGCTAATTACGTTATATCTGCACGCGTTATTCCACGCCATGTCCAAGCCCGCTCACTGGGTTCCCGTCCAAAAAGCAGAAGAAGTTCTTGGCATTGACCGCAAGACTCTTTTCAAGTACCGGGACGACGGCACCCTGAAGCTCGGCCCACATTTCGCCGCTTTCCCTGAAACCCGTTCTCGCGACAGCTATCGCTGGAACACTGTTTCAGTTAAAAAGCACCTGCAAAAACAAGGGATGATGCCTTTGGCTGCTTGAACTGACTCGAATGGGTCTTGCGTAAACGATGCGCCAGAAGGAGATCAGTGACATTTAATTCAATGTCCTGATAGGCCATCGCTTTATACAGAGAGGAACAAAGGGACTTCCAGCAGCCTTGCAATTCGCAGGGCTGTTTTTCTTTGAGATTAAACAGGAAGACCCACTGGGAATGGAAGGGACGAATAGGTCGTTTTCTGCTCGGAATAAAAATGCTGTTATCTGGACCCCACTCGAAACCTGATAGCTGTTCTGGCTTGATGCCGTAGGTGGCGACCATGCCGTAAAGCCAGCCAACGTCCCGGTTCTTTCGAGTAGTAGCCAACTGGAAGTACTCGTCAATAATCCTCTGATCAATCGGAGGTTGATGGGTCATGATTTTGTATTGCCTTGATACCTGCACCTTATACAAAGGCGGGTATTGGCAGCAACAGCGAAAGGATTGCTTAATAAGTCCAATAAGACTCATTAAGATTTATTATAGATTTATGTTATTCAGGAACACCGCCCGTCGCAAAAGCTTGCCAGGCAAGCCCAACCGCCTCTATGGTTGATCGCTCACCAGATTGGTAGGGCAAATGTACTACATCTCCTACGTGGTAAACAGTGGGATTTCCGCTGTATGAAATGGCGCTGTCGCCATAAATCCTTCCGTCAATTTGACCAGAAGAATAAATAAAGTTTGAATCAACAACGTCACCAAACTCGGGCATAATCAAACACTTGGTAATTCGCCAGAAGCTGGGATGTATTTTTTCCCATTCTTATCGATCATAGTAAATCCATCCATCTTTACAAAAGTAGATGGAATATTAAATAGTTTTTGCATCATTGGCATCATCATTGGTGCCTGACAGTTATACGGAGGTACATCCATCATTGACAATGCACCCCGTTGCAAAGCAGCAGCTTTGGCACTCGCTTGTTGTTTTTCAGTATCTTTAACCAGTTTTTGTTCCCAGGCTGCCATGCTGCCTATTCCAACCGGAAAATCAGACGGTTCAGGTGGGAATACTCCCTCCTCATACTTCATTGCATAGATATGCTTGCAGTATCTAACTTCATCTAAAAGCGGTGTCCAAACGTCTGTTAAAGACGTGATGACGTTTCCAGAAGCTGCATAATCCGCATAAGAGGGCATCCCTTCTGCCTTAGAACCAGGTACTGATGGATCTGGTGTACTCCTTAAATACATTCCACCGAAATCTCTGAATACACCTGGATTGTCTCGTGCTGCTCCAGGGACGGTCGAGGTGGTTGGTGTAACAGTTGGAGGTACGTTATATGCAGGTGATGGAGAAACGATCTCCATATCTCGATTAACCGTTGCATTTGTCATAGCACTATTATCAACAACACCGCTCAATGTCATAATCTCGTAACGCCCTGGCTTTAATGCAGAAAGATTTGTTCGTGGAAAAGCTTTGGCAAGTGAATCTGACACCGTGCTTAACGATGTCATAAAAGAGTAATCACGACGATTAAAGTCTTGGCAGGAACAACAGTAACGAGTTCCTGTAATAAAGAACCGATCAACGTTTGGTGGCCTGGTTGCCGGGGTAACCAATGCTCGGTCTGGTGTTGCTTCAACAGAGCCAGCTTTCCTTAGTTTTAAAACACCTGTAAATGGATTAGTGTCTTCCAGTACGGCTTGCACGTACCCATATCTCTTTTGAGTTGTTGGATCGATCGTATCGCGTGTAATCGGTGGATCACCAGGATTGATTACACGATCTTCTAATATCTCACCATTGATAGCTTTGAGTCCCCCTGGCACCCCCGGTATCGCCACATACAACGGAGGTGGTAATGGATTAGTAACGCTCCAGGAACCTGTTAATTGAACGTACCAGAAGTCATCGTCTTCAGTGACAGAAGCAATAGAAGCACGGACGCCGCCACTATCGACAACATTGTCAAAGCGTAAACTGCCAGCCACCCGTATGCCAGCCCAGTGCATACCAAATTCTTTATTTGTCGTGGGGAACCCTTTGAAGACACCAGGAATTGTTGGGGGGTTTCCAGTGGTTGTCGGAGTTCCACGGGGGACAGGGACTGCGTATGTGAAAGGATAGTCGTATGAATTGTCGTAAATGGAAGCTGTTGCAATTTCATACCCTCTTCTCCAGCGAGACCATGCAGACGCACGGTTGGACGCATAAAGAGAGTCAGGTACAGAACCTTTAGAAAACTCAGTGTCAATAGGAACTACCGGACGGAGATCAAACTTTTCCGCCCGGTTAAAACTGCCAAAAGAGCTTCCACTCTTTTTCGCCATGGTTTAGAAGAATCCGCCTTGTGCGTAAACGTGCGCACCAGCTGTATATCCAGAAACGTTGGGACCGTCAGGGAACACACCAACGTAGATACGGTCACCACGCTCAAGGTAAATACCTTTGTTCCGCAGTGGAGAAGCTGAACCTAAACCAGCGGTATTACCTGCACTGGGCATTGGATATGCCAGCTGAGGCATCACGTCAGAGCAATCGACTTGACCACTATTGGCAGGCACAGTCTTCGAGAAGAGAACTCGATAGTCGCCGCTTGCAGGGATCGGAGTGGTGGTACCACGGGTGTGATAGAAAACAAATGTAGCTGCCGGTAAATCACCGTAAGCAACACCGTTGTAAGTAAACCCGCTACCAATACCACCTGAATAAATTAAATCTGTATTAACACCTGTCAGTGTTGTTGCGCCTGTATATGTGTAGTAACCGTAGCCACTCTCGGCTGCCGTAGCGAGTACACCAGTTTCAGCGATAAAAACAATCTGACCACTGCTCAGAGAGATGACATCGCCAGATGTCGTGGTGTTGACTGTGTAATCAGCATCCCTGTACTTATCGTTACGAACAATCGTAATAGAGTCAACAACACCACCATTGTTGTTATCTTCACTCAGCTCTGCATCCATGTCTACCAGGATGGACGGAGCCTGACCACCTTGAACGAACAGAGTATTGCTGGAAGCACTACCAACAGTCTGGGTTGTAACACGCACTGCATCAAACAGTGGGCGATCAGAAAATACAGGTTGTTTGTTTGTTGAGGTAGAGGACACTATTTTTACCGTTGCTTTAGATAATTATAAGTTAAAGGGTTTAACCAGCGTATTGGCCCATTTTGCTAAAGGCATTAAATTCAGCTGGAAGCTGGAAAGCTTGTTGTGCAAAACCATCTGGGTTTGTTGTGAGCCCCAGGAACTCTTCAAGATATTTACCAGCAATATTTGACTTTGGCTGGAACTTTAGTTTCTTACGTAAATTATATTCAAGAACATTCATTGGCGAAGCGTCACCGTAGGTGGCGCGACGTACCTGACCCGGTAAATAATCAGAGTTGATATAGTCTGCAAAATTTGCCATTATTTATTTATTTAACACCTGTTGAATGACCTCATAGCCAGACTGACCTGGCTTTACGTCCTTGGCTAAATTACGGTATTTATCTGCCCAGATTCTCATTCCTTCATCGCGGAGTTTGCTGCGCTCTTCTGGAGTAGCAGATGTTAACTGAGCAATACGTGAACGTTCTTGATTGTATGCACGTTCTTCTGGAGAAAGTTGAGGGACAACCGGTACAAATAACTGCTGACCAGGGAAACCTGCACCCGAGCGGAAAGCTTCCGCTGCTGCACCTGTTTCTAATTCAGTTTGCTTGTAATTAGGAGGAAGATTTGCAATTGGACGCTCTGGAGTTGTCGTAGCAACAGGTGCTAATCCAGTCGAAGAGTAAGGTAGTCTTCCTTGCAATAATTCATTTGCGATATAAGATGTTTCATTCATAGCTTGCCCACCAGTCTTTTTCAATGCCTCATATGACATTCTTCCCAGATCACGATCTGATGTATCTGGAATAGCATTTAAAGCTTTATCTAAAAGACTTCCTGTTCTTCCTAGATTAAAAAGTTCCCAGCCAGTATAGACGCCTCCAGCGTTTGCTAAAACCCCTGGAACGGCTCTTAGTTCCTTAGCCATAGCAAAGCTAGGCTTAATAGATGGTGCAGATACTGCGCTTCCTTGTGGAACCAGCTTTTCAGCGACCTGTCTAGCTCCTCCCGTCCATCCAAATTGACGACGTAAAGCGGGATCGAACTGAACGGGGCTACCTGGAATCTGAGATACAGGACCACGGGAAAGAATTGTCCCTGCTGCTGAAGGTGTATTTAAAGCAGGTGCACGAAGCATTCCCCCTGGTCCAGCAGCACTAATTGGTGGTCTTACGGGAGGCGTTACTGCTGAACGCGTTAAGGTTGTTTTTGCTGCTGTACGAGCAGCTTCTTTTGCTGCTCCAGGAGACATCTTATTAATTCGATCTAATTCGCTAAGAAAACTTGTTGGTAATCCTCCCCAGTTCACACCTGGGGGTATGACACGTGATAAAACGTTTCCAGCCGCATCAGAGAGGAACTTTAAGTTTCTGGGGGCAGCTGAAGTTGTTCTATTTGAAAGAAAATTCGCTAAAAAATCTTGGTTAGGCATTATCGGCAAACCTCTCTTAAGTAAATACGGGAACCAACGGCGGTGTCGGCAGGACCAGGGAGTGCCTGAATAAATTCAGCACCAGAACGCTCAAAACGGTATCTTGCCTGCAGCGGATCTTTGTAGTTAGGAACGTACAAAATACCTGCAAGACGGTTTGTCTCGTACAAGTAAATCTCATCCCAAACTTTTAATGCCTCCTTGGCATTGCTTGATCGGATGGTACGATCAACGTCACCAACAATACTTTCCAGGCGAGTCGACGGAGAAGTTGCAACCTCTGTCTTCTTCTCGGCAGTGTCACACCTGCCAATCTGAATTGTAATCTTATCGTAGAAATAAGAATCAGGTACTGTATTCATTGCTTCTTCCAGGCGGGCATAATCACCTGCTGGCACGGAAACAGTAAAGTACCCTAAATGATACCTAATTCTACTTTTGTCAAAATCAGAGAGCTGCACAATAATTCTCTGTCATCAATTAATTATAGATTGCAGTAATCAACCAAGTAGTCCTGATAAGAAATCAGTGGTTGATTGAGTTCTGCCTTGCATGTAAGGATTTTGCTGCATGTAATTACGCATAAAAGGATTACCCTGGAACGCATTGGCAAGAACACCAGATAATAAAGACTGCGTTAATGAAGGTTTTTGTTTCTTTTCTTCTTGCGGTTTTGTCATTCCAAGGGCATCAAATAAACCTTGGCGATAAGCTGCAAGATTATCCTGTGACGAAACCTTCTCTTGCAGAGGAGGAGCAGAAGGCTTCTGAGGTAACTGAGAAATTACCATATTTTCATTAGCCTCCGGACGATCAATGTTCCCGTGACCAACACGGAAAAGAACATTGCCTTTGGGATCCAGGGATTCAGAGAAATATCCGTAGTCTTTAGCAGTACCACGGCGAACACTGCCGCCTGCTACTCCAGGTAAAAAGATTGAGGCATCTTCTACAGCGCCTTTATCAAAA